CTCATCACTGGGCTTGCTTGTTTTTTCGGGGGGAGAAAAGACAATGGGCCCACGGCATTGCCAGGTGGGCTTGCTTGTCTTTTCTATCTAAAAGAAAATATGGATGCCCTGGAGCTGCCTGCTTCTCCGATCGGCGGGGCAGAAAAGACTTGCGCCCAGATGAGGAGCTGCCGGCAGGTTTTGGATCAGGCACAAAAAAACCCCCGACATTTCTGTCGGGGGTTCTTGGTAGAAGTGGCTAGGTGGAAGCTATAGCTTTAACGAGATCCAGAACCACCTGCTCACTTCAAGCCTTAGCAGATTTCAAACCCTCCACAGTTCTTGACAAAGCTGTGAAACTCTCGAACATTGTCCACGTCAAACGGATAGCTAGTATCGAAGTTCTTGCGTTCTCCTTTACCATCACACCCGTTGCACTCGCCTTGGACATACTCATCATCTCTTTGTCCAGTGCCGTTGCAAAGTGTACATTCTTCTAAAGGCAATTCGGAAAGAGCTTTTTCATAGTCTTTCTTATATTGCTCAGCGCCACCGTTCAAAAGTTCGTGCGCTAATCGTTCAGCGATATACTCGCACTGTTCTTTGTCAATGACATGCCCAGAGTTGTGGTGTCCTGCGTCAAAATCTTCTTCGGTGATAACCTCAGAACAAAGGTTGGCAACATAATCCCAAAGCGGTCGCCACCACCAAACATTGTTCCTAAAGTATTGACCAGATAAAGATTGCCCATCAAAGTAGGCTTTCCAATCCTCAGAATCAAAGTCATCATGTTCAGGTCTAGCTGGTGCAGTTGTTGTTGGATTCAATCCATATACGTCCATTCCCATATCGTACTCCTTATTATTAAATTGTGAGGTTGGGGTTGTAGTGTGTTTTCATTGCCCCAATTAATCGCGCCCTATCTACTAGACACACATAGCACGCTAAGCCACTCTATTATTATACGAAAAATCCCATACAAATGCAAGCTAGTTTGTTCCGTCGGTCGCCCAAAGACAAGCAAGCATTGTTGTGATACAACCCATCACAACAGCATTAATGCTTGCTTGTCTTTTCTATCTAAAAGAGCTGCGTACCGCAGGGGAGTGGAATGTAGCAATAGGTAATAAAAAAGGCCACCTTTCGGTGGCCCTTCCAACACTATAATAACAAGGAGGCTAGTGTTTAATTTGTTTTGCCTCTGCGTCGGTAATATCGTCTAATGCGTTCGCCATTGCATGAGCAACTGCTTCAGCAATTGTCGCTAATACCATCTGCCTTTCTTCATGGTCGTCTGCAAAAACATGCAAAGCGTAGCCAATAAAGTGTTTGGTTAAAAATTCAACCATGTGGAAACCATTGACAGTTTTGTGTTCTTTCTTAAAAGAATCTTGAAGATTCTCTATCATTTTACCAACGGCTTCTTCTGTTATTTCAAACAGCTTTTCTTCGTTCATTTGTTTCATTTTCATCTCCTTGTTTATGAATACCTGAACAGTATACCATATATCCCATACATAGTGCAACCGCTCGCTTGTTTTTTCGGGCGGGAAAAGACAAGCGACGAGGCGTTTCAGGCCACTGCTCGCTTGTCTTTTCTATCTAAAAGAACTACGGCCTGCTGCCCAGGGAGGAAGTTGCTTGCTTGTCTTTTCGGCGGGGGAAAGACAAGCAATGCCGGGCCAAAGCGAAGCGATGGCTAGGCAAAGCATCGCGCTTGCTTGTCTTTTCTATCTAAAAGAAAGTGTAGGCCTGCGCTGGAGGCAAAAGTCAAGGGGCAATAAAAAATCCCCCGCCATTTCTGACGGGGGATCGGAGGCAACTTTTAAAGGTAAGTTACAAAACCATAGATTGCCATGACTGAAACAAACCCACAGACGACAGTATAAAGACTAGCAAACAGAACAAATAGAATCTGATCTGTTGTCCTCCATACTCTGTAGATTATAAATGGCATGAAGATGGTGCAAAGAATTGCTAATGCCTCAATGGCGTGAATTATGTTAGTCATGTGATTCCCTCCATTCTTGTATACGCATCTCTGCTATCTTCATTAAAGCCATATCTCTGTCTAATCTAAAGCTAAGCATTACGCCAGTAATCATTAACTGCATCTCTTGACTGTTGTCATTGTAGACCTCATCAATGATGTGTTCTTCCTGTGCTGTGTTGTGTACGTTGCTCATAATCATATCCTCCTTTGTTTATTGATTATGTATACAATTCTACTTGAGTTATCCCATATGTCAAGCTGTATTATTAAAGGATATATATAAGATAGTACTTGACATATTTAGAACTATTTAGTACTATCATATATGTACTCAATAAAGAGTACCTATAACAAAGGAGGCAATATGCCAAATATAATAGAAAACAATGACATACCAGTCATGGCTCTTACGGCTAATATCTCATCACAAGATGTGGAGTTGGTCATGGGGTTAATCAAACTGTTGGTAGACCAACAACAAGGGACTGCACCCGACTCAGCAATGAAACTTCGGGACATCAAGCAAATTCTTGGAGATGGGGTAACTAACACTCAACTTAATCATATCGGGGGAACACAATGACTATAGTTATAAACAAAAACATTCCTATAACTGAAAGAGCACATTGGGGAGTGCCAATGTCGCCAGTTAGGAAAGAGATGGAAGAAGTAATTGTTCAATTAGAAATTGGCGATTCTTTCATACTTCCAGATCAATTAGTAGCACAGATTAATGGGTATTATTCAGCAAAGGCAAATGTTCGAAGCGCTTTTATAAAGCATGGAATGAAATGTACTTCAAGAAGCATTGGCTCAGGTGTTGTTAGAGTATGGAGAACACATTAACCTAGCCCAGAGCGCCTGACTATTCAGATCAGGCGCTCGCTACTTAAATCGGTCGCCCAAAGACAAGCAAGCACTTGCTTGTCTTTTCTATCTATAAAAGAACAAACTTACAAACTTGCTTGCTACTCAGGTCGGTCGCCCAGACAAGCTAGCAATAGGGGGGGGGATGAATCGAACGAAGTGAGATGATGCCATAGGCCATCCCCCCCTATTGCTAGCTTGTCTACTATCTTCTAAAGAGAAGAAAACAGACGGGTACAGAATATTCAGAAAATTTGACATTTTTTGATCCCTTTTATATAACAAAAAGGGTCTAGGAGTCCCTGGTCGAAGGAAAAATTTTTTATATGAAAAAAACTTGCGTCACCTGCCAAAGAGAACTTCTCCAAGAAGAATACACTGGCAAGCGAAACGTTTGTAGACGCTGTACCTCCTTTCAAAGAAACGCGGCAAGGAATCATAGCCCGGAATCCTATCTTGCTGTGGTTTTTTCAAAACTCAAAAATGCGCGGAAAGACATGGAATGGGAACTCGATATGGATAATATTAAAAATATTTGGCGAAAACAAAATGGAAAATGTGCATTATCGGGTGTCTTTATGACGTGGCACGGTGGGGAAGGCAAACAGGACTTTAATGTGAGTATTGATAGAAAAGACCCGAATAAAGGCTATATAATAGGTAACGTTCAGTTGGTGACACAAAGAGTGAATACAATGAAACATACCTTGGGAGAAAGTGAATTTTACTGGTGGTGCAAAAACATCACGCACAATAAAGAAAATGCCGATTAAATTTAAACCGACAGAAAAGCTCTTTAACCGTAGGACCGGCAAGACCTTGGTCCGTTATTATTGGATGAAAGGTACCTCGACCAAGGACCTAATAGACTATATAAACAACCCTAATGCTAAAAAGAAGCACATTAATAAATGCCAAAAGGAACTAAATCGACGTATAATGTAGACATTGACTTGGAACGTTTAGCAGAGCAATACCCTGATGCGACTAAGCAATTAATTGAACTAACTGAGGCGTTAAACGCTAAACAACTCCAACGCAATGGCGCAGAAAGCTTTCTGACGTATGTTAGACACATGTGGCCAGACTTTATTGAAGGTCGACACCACCAAATATTTGCTGAGAAGCTCGAACGAGTCGCACGCGGCGAGCTGAAACGGCTTATTGTTAATATGCCACCCAGACACACGAAGTCTGAGTTCGCAAGCACTTACTTCCCTTCCTGGGTTCTTGGCAAAAATCCAAAACTCAAAGTCATGCAAATTACTCACACAGCTGAACTTGCCTTTCGTTTCGGTAGACGCGTCAGAGATATTATTGACGCAGAAGAATACCAAGCTGTTTTCCCAGG